AAGACGATCCGCCCGCAGTTGGCGGCTCGCTTCCACAACAACTAACGACGATGGGGCAGGGGTTTCGGCTCCTGTCCCTTCCACTTTGCTGGAGGTGCCATGACGGAAGTTAGCGTAGTAGTTGACCCGACCAATGATGTTGCAGTTGTTTCTGCGTCTTCATCTGGTAGCGTTGTCGCTGGTCCGTCCTCGGTTGTTGCCCACACCCACCCGGCTACTGATATTAACGACAGCACGGCAGCAGGCCGCGCACTTCTGACGGCTGCAAACGCTGCTGCCCAACGCACGGCAATCGGCCTTGATACGACGATTAACCAGACAATCACGGCAAATGGCACAGGTGCTATTGCCCGCAGCGTTGATCTCAAGTTGAAGGACGTTGTCTCCGTCAAAGACTTCGGCGCTGTTGGCGATGGCGTGACGGATGACACGGCTGCAATACAGGCGGCGGTTGACGCCAACCAGAGCGGAATGGTTCTCTTTCCCGCAGGGGAATACAAATGCTCTGCGACGATCATCCTGACTGATACAAACGGACACAACTTTCAAGGCATTCTGTCCGGTGCAAACGCAACGATTACATTTACCAATGCTGGTGCCTCAACCGACACTGATGCAGCAATGCAGCATGGGTTTCGTGCCTATCCTCTGACTAATGGCGCAGGCGGCGATGTTACAGGCATGCGAGACGTTGTAATCGAGGGTCTTCGCATTACGGGGCCATTACACGGCGCGTGCGTGTATGCCGCAAACTCGCAAAACGTCACGATCCAGAACTGCCAGTTTTCGCAGTCGCGTTACGGTGTAGCGATGGAATGCTGCATCAATGCCAAAATCCTCGACAATGTGTTCGACACCCATTTCAATGCTGGGGTCGGCATGATTATGAGCGGAAACACGGCTAACGTCTGGTACGGCAGTGCGACACCCGCGACTACACAGTGGAACGATAGCCCGCTGATCCAAGGCAACGGCTTTCTCAGCGGTTCCCTTTCATCCACGCTGGCTCACATTCTTGACAGTGGCTCAAATTCAGAAAGCACCCGCTTAATCCAAGGGAATTTCTTCTACAGCCGTTGGGATGGAAGCGGCCCGTTCATCAGTACGCAGTACGGCTACCTAAGCCGTGGCGGCAACACAACGATGATCCGCAATTGGTTTGAGAACATTCCGTATCCTGTTCGTTTGTTAAACACGAATGCCGCAGAGGGAATTACAAATGTTCCGGGCGTTTCTGGTGCAGAGCCTTCCGGTACATTCGCTCTTTCAAATCTGGTCAATGGTTTTAGCTACAATGGCAACTTTAAGGGAAATTGGTTTGCGCGTTCTTTGATCTCAATGGAGCTGTCTGGCATTACGGGTGGACCGTGTGAGATCGGACAGAACATTTCGCAGTTGCTGCAAAACGGCGGCGTACACGTTACGTCAACGCAATCTGGCGACACGCTCATAGTGGACAACGGCGACGTTATTATAGGCCCTGTTGGGACATACAGCTACAAAAGTCTGTTTTCACAATCGACCTACACCAGCCTGTATTCAAAGTTTGCGTCTTACACGCCTACAGTCTCATCAGGAACCGGGACTCTCACGACTTACACCGTCAATGAAGCGAAGTTCTGCAAAACCAGACCTGATTTTGTCACCGTCATTGTTGACATTACGATCAACAACAATGGCACGGGCGCGACAGATTTAAAAATCACTCTTCCAGTTGATTTCAGCGCGTTAATTGGTTCTGCAACTGGAAGGGCGTTTGTCGGCAATGGCTACACCATGACGGGTATCATCAATTCAACGGGCATATATCTGACTAAATACGATGGAAGCTACCCTGTTGCGACCGGAGACAGATTTATCATTACGGGGCAATACCTTGTTGCCTAACATACAAGCCATGTGGACCCACTACTGCCCCGTTGACCGCGCATGGATCAGCGTTGGCAAGGGCGAGCCGTGTAACTGGTGTGGACAATGCCAGAAAATAGCCATTGAAGAAAAGGGAAGCAAAACGTGACTACTTACGCCACTATGCGCGCCCGCATTGCCGATGAACTGGCAAACGATGGCGATATAACAACCGCACAGATCAACAACGCCATACAGACTACCATCGCGAGTTATGAGGGTGATACGTGGTGGTTCAACACGCGCACTGTGACGTTCTCAACGCTTTCGGGTGGTGAACTATATTCGTCTACTCCGTCTTCTACGTTTCAGGACATTGTCAACATTCAGGCGCTTCGGTGCAGCAACAATGGCAGCTTGCAGATTGTTGCTCCGGTCGATGACCTGACAATCAATGACGTTCAGGATGGTTCCGTAACGGGCGCTCCCATCTACTACTCGCGGGTAACAAACCAGATCAGGCTCTATCCGATCCCTGACGCCACGTATGTCATGCAGATGACCTACACCTACAAGCTGCCTGCATTGTCGGCGGATACGGATTCGAATTTCTGGACAACTGACGGCGAGGAAATGATCCGGCAGGGCGCAAAGAAGCGTATTGCGCTGGATATTCTGGCCTCGGACCAGATTGCACAGCGTTGCGCCGTCATGGAAAAGGAAGCCTATCAAGGACTTCGTTCTGAGAACCGCAATCGCCGTGGCGCACAATTTCTTCGGACTGAACTGCCGATGACACGCCGCACGTTCAATATCAATACGGGGTGGTAGATGATACCTCTGGCCCCGTGGCTCCCTGACAGTGCAGACTTCGCCAATGTTTCCTCAGAAGCATTGAACGTCATTCCGTCTTCCTACGGCTTCCGGCCCTTTCCGGGGTTCACCAACACTGCGTCTGCCGTCACGGCCCGCGTTCAGGGTGCTATTTCGGTTCGCTCCATCAGCGGCACTATCTTCAATTTCTGCGGCGATGCGACGAAGCTGTATAAACTGGCCGCTGACGGGCTGTCGTGGTCTGACGTATCCCGCACGGTTGGCGGTGCCTATGCCACGGCGGCTGACAGCAAGTGGTCATTTGCCCAATACGGCGATTACGTGATTGCGACCAACGGAAACGACGCCGTTCAGGTGTTCCAGTTGGGTGTTTCGACCAACTTTGCAGCCCTTGGCGGTACGCCTCCTGCGGCATACTTCGCGGGCGCTATTCGTGAGTTTGGCGTTCTCGCCAAGACATCTTCGGAAAACAACCGCGTTCGCTGGTCTGCCATCGGCAATATCGCGGATTGGGTCGCCTCGGCCACCACGCTTTCGGATTACCAGGACTTGCCTGATGGCGGGTCCATCATGGGCTTTGTCGGCGGCGAGTTTGGCATCATCTTCCAAGAACGTGCCATTACCCGCATGTCGTTTGAAGGCCCGCCCACCGCGTTCCGCTTCGACAAGATTGCCAACTTCCTCGGCTGTCGTGCTGACGGTTCCATCGCCGCCTTTGAGAATTTCGCGTTCTTCCTTGGCGATGACGGCATGTATATGATCCGGGGCGGTTCTGAGATTGTCCCGATTGGCGTCGAGAAGGTGGACCGCTGGATTGAAGAGAACATTGACGCCAGCTTCCTGCATCGCGTCACCTCGGCAATCGACCCCATCAATAAGCTGTACGTGATGGGCTTCCCGTCCATCAACGCGCCGTCTCCGGGTACGCCTGACCAAGTGGCGATCTATCACTGGCCCACGGGGCAATGGTCCCACGCCACCGTCACCCATGAGATGCTTTATCCTGCCGCAACGCAGAACACCTACACCATTGACGGGATGGACGCGGCGTCTGCCACGGTTGACGGGCTTCCGTTCCCGGTGGACAGCCGCTTCTGGGCTGGTTCTGGACGTCTGCTCCTGTCGGGCTTTGATACCCTGCACCGTCAGGGCTACTTCTCAGCAGCCAACCTTGCCGCGACCATCGAGACGGGCGACACGCAACTGACGCCTGGTGGCCGTTCGCTGCTCAAGGGCCTGCGCCCCATCGTGGAAGGCCAGACGGTTTCCCCGTCCCTGACGGTAGGCAAACGCAACCATCTCAACGAGCCTGTGACCTACGGCTCGCCCATCGCGGTGAATGCCTATGGCATCTGCAATGCGCGGGTGAACGGTCGCTATCACAGGGCGCGGATTACCATTCCGGCGGGCAATCTCTGGAACTTTGCTCGCGGCGTGGATGACCTCAACTTCTCTGCCGTTGGACGGCGCTAATTCTCAGGAGTAATTCGCATGTCGGCACGTGACGCTGAAAGCGGTTCAAGCACATACAAGGGCGGCTCTGGCCGCGCTGGGGGCCTCGGCAACGGGGGTCTTGGCGGCGGCATGGGGGCAGGCATGGGCGGCGGTGGAGCGGCCCGCAACGGCGGCTATGGCAATCGTACGGGCCTGACCACGGGGAACACCATGTTCGGCGGTACGGCTTTTGGCCGTCCCGGTGGCTTCGCAGCGAACCCCGGCGCATGGGGCGTTCGTCCGCAGGCTGGTGTCACACGCGGCCCGCTCAATCGGCCTGCCAATCCCGGCCTTCTCGGTACGCCGACCCCGGCGTCTGTCGCTGGCGTCAATCCGGTTCCTGAGAACGTGATGGCGGTTGAGGACGTTCCGATGCCGACCTTTGAAGACCCGATGGCGATGTACACGACACTGAAGCCGCTCAAGACCCCTTCGGTCCAAGGATGGCTTCCCGGATGGCCTGGAACTGGTCAGTGGTGGGGCAACCAGTCGCCCTATCAGAACAACCCCGGCCTTAATCCGGCTCGCGCTCCCAACCCCCTCGCAAATGACGCAACCAGCTTCATCAAGAGGGACGGTGCGCCGCTGAAGATTGGCGGCATGCAGGGCGGCATGGGCATGCCTGGATATACCAACCCCGGCGTTCCGGGCTTCGGTGGGAGGCGCTGATATGGCTAAGACCCCGATGAAGAACAGCCCTTTCTCCGGTCTGATGAAGCAGGTTGACTGGGGGATGAAAAACTCTCGCGGCGGCATTGGTGGCATGGCGGCGATGTTGGGCGTTCCGTTCCAGCAAAAGCGCGGCGGCAATTGGATGACCATCGACCCCGGCAGGCAGTCTGTCTACCTGTCTGGCACCACGCCCCCTAACGGCATGGGCGGCGGTGGCCCGCAGATCGAAGACCCCGCACTTCCCCCGTTTGATCCGAACGACCCGAACGGTGATGGCAGCGGCAACGGCGGCAAGTTTGCATGGACGTTCCCGCAGTATTCGCAGTCTTGGGCATTCACCCCGCCTGAGCCGACTCCGTATCCGTATCCGCAGCCGTTCGACCCGAAGAAGTACGGCGACCCCTTCAAGAAGTAATGGCAATGAACACAGACCGCCGCGACTTTGCCCCGTTTGCGCTGAAGTGGTTCCCCACGCTTGTGGATGCCACCAGCGATGACTGGCACTTCTTCCTCGACAAGGTGACGGGGCTGGACACGCCGCTGGACATGCCGAACGCGAGCGCATTTGACCGCTGGCGTCAGGCATTGGCGGCGCAGGGCTATCCGGCATTTCCCTACACGGCCACTGACGTTGCGGGCGCTAAGGCAAGGGCGACTGCGATGCTTGCGGCGGAAGAGAGGCGGGCGGCTTCCGCTGGCAAGAGCCTTGAGGTTCTAGCGAAGGAAGCGCCGAATTGGACGGTCGCGGAAATGTTGTCCAGCGCGAAGGGGTGAGGCAATGACTATTCGCTCCTTCCTTCACTTTCCGCCCCCGCCGAATGACCCGTTCTCGCGGCGCATGTACGAAGTGCTTCAGCAGGTTCGGAACGGGAAATTAGAAATAGTCGGTGAACTGACACTGACGGCGGGCGCTGCTTCCACAGCCGTGACTGACATTCGCGTGTCGCCTCAGTCCGTCATCGTGTGGCACCCCCGTACAGCCAATGCCGCAGCCGAACTTGCTGCCGGGACGATGTACGTCACAGACGCCAACATGGGCAGCGGAAGCATGGTGGTTACTCATGCCAATAACGCCCAAGTGGACCGCACTTTCCGTTTCGCTGTGCTGGGCTGACGAATATGCCAAACGCTAAACGCATTCCCTGCCAAGGTGTTCTTGCGGATGACCTTGGGCGCGTCTGGAAGGACTGCGCCCCGCTGCTCATCCCGGCGATGCAGGACGGCACGACCATCGAACAGGTGCTCACTGCAATTTTCGCCAAGGATGCCCAGTTGTGGATCGGCACCGACAACAACGAAATTCAGGTTGCCTGCGTCACTGAACTCATTCGGCGCGGCGGCTGTCTCTACTGCAATGTTTGGCTCACGGGTGGCCGTGGCGTGAACAATTGGATTTATTTTCTAGAGACCATTGAAGCATGGGCGAAGGAACAGGGCTGCGATGCCATGTTGATTGACCGTGGCCGTAAAGGCTGGGGCCGCTTGCTTCCTGACTACAAGATCAAAACAGTTGCGCTTATGAAGGAAATTTAGCATGGGCGGTTCATCCGGTAACGATACCACCAAACAGACAACCAAGTCATCCCCGTGGGGGCCCCAAGAGCCTTACCTCAAGTATGGCATGGACGAAGCCACGCGGCTTTATCAGCAGAAGGGGCCGCAGTATTATCCTGGCTCCACCGTGGCAGGCTTCAGCCCCACGCAGCAGCAGGCACAGCAGATTGGTACTCAGCGGGCGCTTGGCGGCAACGCCTCGATGCGGCAGGCGGAAGGCGTCAACAGCGACTTCATGTCGGGCAAGTACCTCAACAGCAACCCTTATTCAGATCAGGTCTACCAGAACATTCAGTCCAAGGTTCTGCCTTCGGTGAACTCGCAGTTTATGGGTTCTGGCCGCTACGGCTCCAACCTCCAGACCGACACGGCAACCCGCGCCCTGACTGAGGCTTACTCGCCGTATGCCTCGCAGCAGTACCAGAGCGGCCTTGACCGCATGGGGCAGGCGGCAAGCATGGCTCCGACCTTTGCGGCGAATGATTGGACCGACATCAATGCCCTGTCGAATATCGGCGGGCAGCAGCAGCAGTTGGGCCAGCAGGAACTCAATGACGCGGCGGCGCGGTGGGATTACTACCAGCAGCTTCCGTACAACAAACTCGGCCAGTACCAGAATAACATCGGCGGCAACTACGGCGGCACGACTGTCGGCAAGACCTCGACGCCTACGCCTTCGATGTTCCAGCAAGTCGGCGGCTATGTCCTCGGCAACGCAGGGCAGGCCATGAAGGTCTTCGGCGGTGGCGGCGGCATGGGCGGCCAAGGGTTCTATTGAGGAGCAACAGGCATGGCATATTCAAATCCCTTTAAGTCGCTTCTCGGCGCGTTCACCCCGCAGCAGCCAGACCCCTATCAGTCGCTCTTGGGTGATTATTATGACCCGAAGCGCGAGGCATTGTCTTGGCTTGGCGGCAACCTCGCAGGCGTGGGCATGGGCCTTGCGTCTGGCAAACCCGGTGCGTGGGCTACGGGCGGTATTGCGGGCGGTCAGCAGGGCATTGATGATTATCAGCGTCAGGCAGTGGCTGGCTATGCCATGAACCAGCGTAAGCAGGAATACGACTACCAGCAGCAGCAGCGTCAGGAAGAGGCAGCGGCTAGGCAGGCAGAGGAAGACGCACAGTCTGCGGCTATCGCGGGCCTTCCGCCTGAAATGCAATCTATGGCTAAGGCGTTCCCGAATGCCGTCATTCCGGGCTATGTGAAGAACAAGTATTTCCCTGATCCAGTGGATGATAGCAATGGCTGGCGCTATGCGTCATCAGAAGAAAAACAGCAGCTTGGCGTTGGTGCTGATGCTCCGCTTGTCATCACGAAGTCTGGTCCGAAACTGATTTCCACGGGTGCTCCTACCATTAACGTCATGCCGAACGGCGAACCGCCTGACGGTAAATTGAGAACTGAATTGTCGAAAAATGAAGGAACGACATGGAGTGATTACCAGAAGGGGGCGGATGTTTCTGGTGGTCTTGTTCAAGATTTGCAGGCACTTGATGAATTGTCGAAGGTCGCACCGCAGGGGCCTGTTTCAGGCCGCTTGGCGCAGGCATTTCCTGGGTTCTCATCTGCGGGCGCGGCGTATCAGTCTATTGTTAGCCGTGTTGCTCCGACCCTCCGCGCTCCCGGTTCTGGTAGTACGTCAGACGTTGAATACAATGGCTTTCTCAATAGCCTTCCCAAACTTCAGAATCTTCCAGAGGGCAATGCGGTCATTTCAGCAATGCTGCAACGCAAGGCCCAGATCAACATTCAACGCGGCGACATTGTGAATGCCTACGCGAATGGCGAAATTTCCGCTGTAGAGGCTCGCAAGCAGCTTGGCGAACTAAACCGCAAATCAATCCTTGATCCTCAAATCAAGGCGCTGATTGCGGCAACGGGTGGTTCCGGCACCACCGTTGATGACGTTCTGAGTAAATATCCGGCCCAGCCGCAGCAGTAGGGGTAATTAATGGCTACTCTTAAAGAACTTGAAGACGCCCTTCTCAAGGCTGATGCGGCCAAAGATACTGCTTCGGCCACTATCCTTGCCAATGAAATTCGGCGTCTGCGGGCGCAGGGTGGGGATGCCGTACAGCCTGAACGCGCTGGTAGCACGGTCGGCGGTGTTGCTCGCAACTTTGTCAGCAACATTGGGCAGGGGTCGGTCAGCCTTATAAACACCCTGTCAGAACTCCCGGCCCTTGCTGAAGACAAGGCGGCAGGCTGGATGGGCGTGACCCCGGAGCAGATGGATGCATTGCGACAGACCCGCGCCGCTGTGGGCGTTGGAACCCCGCGCCGTGGGGGTGATGTTCAAGCTAAAATTCAAGAGGATGTGACGGGGCCTTACTATCAGTCACAGGGGACGGTCGAAGACTATGCCGGGACTTTGGGCAACTGGATTCCCGGCCTGCTGACTGGCCCCGGAAAAACAACTGTTCAGGCCGTGAAGAGTGGCGTTCTGCCAATGATTTTTGGTGCTGGCACATCTGAGACAGCGGGCCAAGTATCTGAGGGAACTTGGTTTGAGCCATATGCCCGATTTGTCGGCGGTCTTGGCGGTAGTCTTTTTGGCGCTGGCCTCAACAATTGGGCAGGCAAGCCATCCGCGCCGATTGCGGATATTTCTCCAAAGGCGCAAGCCCGCGTTGGTAATGCGCTCAACGACAGCTTTGGCGGCAATGTTGGCAGGGCATTGGCCCGTGGCGATGAGCTTGGCAATGAAGCCATGCTATTCAACCTTGGTGAACGCCCGCTTAGTCAAGCGGTGACGATTGCTAAACAGCCTGGAGAAGGTTCCGCCATTCTCAAGAACGCTGTTACAGAACAACTTGACGGGTCTGGTCGGCGAGCACTGACAGACTGGGAAAATTCAATTGGTACTTCTGTTTCTCGGTTTGAAAGGGAGCTTCAGACGCAGGCAACAAAGGCCGGAACGGGCAGCATTTACGAAGTCGCCAAAGGTCGCCCGGTCAACCCCGCTCCTGTCAAAACAGCTATTGGCGAACAGTTGCTGAAAGCGGGGAATGACACCGAAGCCCGCGCCGTTATCAATAACATTGAAAACATGCTAATTGACCCGCGTGGGGCCAAGGTGGTGATTGATCCTCGATCCGGTATGAGAACCCGCGTTTCTGGAAAATCTTACATCAGTGATGCAGGTGATCTTGTCAACGTCAGGCAAAAGATCAGTGAAGAAATTGAAAAGATTGGCAAGGAATACACGGTAAATCCCGGCGATGACTTGTTTAAGGTTGGTAGTCGTACTTCACTTGGTCGAAAGCTCTTAGCTATTCGGCAAACTATCAACGAAGTGCTCCATGAGGATGACACGCTTAAAGCCGCTGACACAATCTGGAGTTCCGCTGAGAAAACCAAGAATGCTTTTGACCTTGGCAATAAAAAGCTGTTGGGCAGAGGTGATAGTTATATAGAGCCTGAAGCGTTTGACGCACTACTGGCTAACCCCAATCTAACGCTTGAGGAAACGACGGCGATGTTGCAGGGGTTGTCTCGTCGCGGCAAGACGTTGCTGGGTGATGTGCGGAACAACCAGAATGATGGCAAGGCAATGGGAGATGCTATTGCAACCGGAAACAACCTTGCTCGGATAAAATCTATTGCTGGCCCTGACGCATCTGACACTGTGCAGAAAATGGCAAATCGAGAAGACTTGTTTGCGGCGCAAGGCAACCGCGTAACAAGCAACAGCGTTACTGCTGAAGCACAGGCAGGACAGGCTGAGTTCCCAAGCCCCCTTTTGGGTGGCCCGCAATATGGGCAACTTATGCAGACAAGTCTCTTGGGAGCGCCTATTGCTGCGGCTGTAAAGCTAGGTGATGCTTTGACGAGAGGTGCTATTTCTCGCAATCGCTCTCAGTTGTCGGCGGATGCTGCCGCGCTTCTGACCAAAACAGGACCAGAGCGCGATAAAGCCGTCAGGAGGCTTATGGACTATTCGTCCAAACTTCCAAAGGGGCACCCGCTAAAGACGGTCATCGCCCAAGCCATCAACCCCGTCCTTGTTTCCGCTGGCCCTGCTCTTCTTGGAGGGCGTTAAGGACGCTACTGCTTCGGGAACAATTACGGAGCCAAGGAAAGCAAACAGCATTCCGCTGAATGCAACCGCATATCCATTGTCAATCCCGGCATAGATGGCAAGGCAACCGCCAACTAAAAACAGCAAGACCTGTAGGGCTTTCATCCCCACCCCATACCCCATTCCCCGCCCGCTGTGAAGCGGCCTATTCGGAGTTACCCGATGCCTGATTTTGGCTCTGCAACCTTCAGTCAAACAGACTCGTCAAACGCAACCGGGACCATGCCGTCTTGGTCCGGTTCCGCAGCCCCGTCCACGCTGGACGATGCTGGCCGTGCGCTCCAGGGTGCCGTCACCCGTGAATGGAACTGGCGCAACTTTACTGTAACCGCGACAGGTACAGCAGATGCGAAAGTTCTCACCTATTCCGTAGCCCCTGCCGCGTACTACAACGGCCAGCGGTTTGCCTTCATCGCCAATACCACGAACACGACTACTGCCACGCTGAACGTCAACAGCCTTGGTGCAAAAAGCATCAGGAAGATGATTGCAGGCACGGCTACCACCCTCGCCGCTGGTGATATGGTAGCGGGGTCTTATGTCGAAGTCGCCTATAACACTGCTGGCGATTATTTCGTTTGGCTAAACGGCGAAGGCGTCACCCCGCAATTCACTAGCATTGAACTCGGCAACGCTTCCGACACGACCATCACCCGCTCCGCTGCTGGTGTGCTTGCAGTAGAGGGTGGCGTTATCCCGAAGGAAAACCGCGCCAACACGTTTAGCGTAGACCAGCTTATCAGTACAGGTGCTTCACAGGCGCTCCTTTCGTTGCAGGCCAATGCAGCCGTAGCAAAAACCATCCAGTTCCTTACAGGCGCAAATAGTCGTTGGGTTGTTTCCTCTGAAACCACTGCCGAAAGCGGCTCTGACGCAGGCTCGAATTTTATCATCAACAGTTACAACGATGCTGGTGCATACCTAAGCACTCCATTTCAGATTACCCGCAGCACAGGCAACGTAGGTATTGGCAAAATTCCGTCAGTACCTTTAGACGTTACTGGTCAGATCAGGGCTATGGACGGGACGGTTGATCTTCGGATGCTTCCGTTAAGCGCAAGTAGCGCCGGACTTGTCGGAACCATATCAAACCACGCAGTTGTTTTTACCCAGAACAATGCAGAAGCTTTCCGCGTAGACACCAGCAAAAATGTTCTTGTTACATCATCTGGCGGCCTCGGCTACGGCACAGGCAGCGGCGGCACGGTTACGCAGCTAACCAGCAAGGCTACTGGCGTCACGCTGAACAAGACGAATGGTAGCATTGTTATGAATGCTGCTGCCCTTGGTGCGGGCGCAACCACTTCTTTCACGCTGACAAATTCAACAATTGCGGCAACAGATGTTGTTATTGTGAATAATGGCGGCGGCGCTGCTGATCCCTCGCAATATGATTTACGAGTCAAACCGGGAGCTGGTAACTTAGTTGTCTGGATTACAAACCGAAGCGGCGGTTCGTTATCTGAAGCGTATGTCATCAACTTCGCAGTCATCAAAGCTGTGACCGCCTGATGAACTGCCCGCTTCCGCGCTACTGGATGTGTCATGCGGTGATTGCGCTGTTAATCGCCGCAGCCCTGTGGTGGCCGCTTGGGCTCACCGCTGGCCTTGCAGCGGGAGTGGCCTTCTACGCGGGGCGTGAATACACACAATGGGAAAGCGGCTTGCTTTTTGATTGGAAGGGCATAGCCGCTCCCGTGTTCGCATGTGCTTTGGTTTTTATCGCTCATCTGGTTGCGTAGGGAAACACTGCGATGCCTGCTCGGTTTCTCAAGTTTTCACATGGTGAGGTCATGGAGCGCATCACAGACGCTATAGCTATTCTTGCCGTCATTACAGGCATCAATCCAACCTTCTATTATTGGCTTTCC